GAATTGACAAGCTGAAGTATCTTGGGTTGGTCTTTTGGATCGTTTATGTCCAAGTTTGCCATCATAGCCTGTGCTTTTTCAGCAGTAGTTCTAGTGTCTGAGCCTGTCATTGCACCTATGCCTCTGCGTAAACCTGTTGCAAACTTTTGTCCTTGTTGCAACATACGCTGTTCATAGGTGGACGGAATAGCCGCTTGTGCTTGTGGTTGTAATAGCTGAGAAGTCAGCATACCTTGTAAATCTGTTGGGTTAGCCATTTCTACTCTCCTCCGTCATCATCATAATCATAATAATCACCATAGTCATCTTCATAATCTACATCCTCAAAAACATAAGGATCGTACTTATTAGGCATTAAATACTTTAGTATACTTCCAATTATTCCGTCTTCAAAGCTTCCAGTTGTTGGGTTTTGTGCGCCTAGCGTGGCTTGTAATGCGGCATTTAACTGCTGTTGTCTCAGTTCATTAGCTAACTGACTTCCCTGCATTAAGGACTCAACACCTGCCGTACCAAGCTGTGCCTGTAGGTCAGCACCTTGTAGTCTTCCTGCGCTTGCAAACTGTGCAGGGACTTGGCTTTGTCTTAGCATCTCAAGGGCTTGGTTTTGTGGTGTATATCCTGCCTGTAGCATTCCTGTACCTAAACCTAATCTTCCTTGCTGTAATGCTTGCTGTATCTGTGCACTGGATATATCTGAACGCTGTAAGTTCATTATGTCTTCTAGTTGCTGTCTTCGCATTGTGTTGCTTGCTTGTGTCCCTGTAAGACCTAAGTTAGCTAAAGCAGTACCTCGCCCAATACCTGCTGTCTCAAGGTCAGACGCTATACCTGCAAGCTGTCCTGCTGTTGTACCTGCGGTAGTAGCACGAGACAGTCCTTCACTACGCAACCGTGATTCAATCTGCTCTGCACTTAGACCTAGCTGAGACAACTGTGTTGCCCTTGCTTGTGAGGCTGAGTCAAGATCAGACCTAATTCCTGCCATTTGTCCTGCCGCTTGCGTTGTTTGTAAGCCTCTGGACAATCCTTCACTTTGTAACTGAGACTGTACCTGATCAGCACTTAAACCTAACTGAGTTAGCTGTGTTGCTCTTGCCTGTGCAGAGGACTGTAGATCAGAAAGCATACCTGCTGTTTGACCAGTGGTTTGTGTAGCCTGTAATCCTCTACTTAAACCTTCACTCTCTAGCTGAGATTGTATTTGGTCAGCACTTAAACCTAACTGCGTCAACTGAGATGCTCGTGATTGTGCCGCAGATTGTAAGTCAGAGGAAGTACCTGCTAGTCCTGTAGTAAGTCCTGTTAAAGACTGAGCAGTCGCTAGTCCTTGCTGTTGTTCTGCCATAGCTTGTTGTCTAGCTGACAATCCTGCACGAGCCATTGCTTCCTGACGAGCAGTTTCCATAGCTAACAGTTCTGGGGAAGCACCTCCATAAGCGGCAGATGAAACACCAGTACGTCCTTGAGCCAACAAACGCTCCTCTAAAGCTAAACGCTGACGTTGTTCTTCAGGAGTCTGTGTTGCTCTAATAGACTCATATATGTCAGCCTGTCTTTGTTCAGGTGTAGAAAGAAGTCCTTGACCTGCTTGAAGTGCTAATCCTGCGTACTGTGAACGTAAAGCCTCTATGTCTGTAGGGGCTGTTCTGTCCTGTAAACCTTGCATACCTAAGCCGTATACTTGACTAGCTACTTGAGAAGGTAAAGTAGACGCAGTTTGAGAAAGTAAATCACTTGCTCTAGTACCTACTTGCTGTTGTAAACCCGACAACGTAGGATCAGGAGCAATATTTTGTAATCCTTGACTACCTAAACCATAGGCTTGTCTTGATACATCTGTAGGAGCAGTAGTTACAGGCTGTTGTAATCTACTTCCTGCTTGTGAGGTAAGTAAACCCTGTAAGTTACCAAAACCTTCCTGTCCTTGACCAAACCGTCCTAATCCTTGACTACCTAAGCGCAGTGCTTGCTGTCCTAATGCACCAATACCTGCATCAGGTTGTTGACCTAAGTAACCACCAACTTGTCCTGCAAATTGATTACGTAGTTGGTTAATATCAGAGGGTTGTCCTGCTCTACCTAATTGTCTTTGTGCGCCTGAAATACCTGCTTGAGTTAAACCTTCCAAACCAGTAGGTTGACCGTACTGTCCTAGTGATTGACCAAACAGACCACCCATTGCTCCACGTTGTGCGGCTATGGAAGGATCATAAGAACCTGTTTGACCAAGGAATTGACCTGCCTGTCCTAATGCTTGATTCTGTAATGCTTGTTGTTGTGGGCTAAGGTTTAAATTATAACCACCTGTTGGATCAGTCTGTACTTGAGCAAGATTGCTTGTGACTGTGTATGGTTTGAACTGAGACGTATCAGCCGCACGTTGACCTACTTGTTCAGCTAATTTTAAACCTGCTTCACCAGTACCGTAAGCCGCCTCTATTCCTTCTTTGCCTCCAGAATACTGCCCAAAACTTCCTAAGATGTCTTGTAAAGAACCTCCAGTAAATAAACTACCTAATCCTGCTAAAGCCATTCCTGTGTCTAAGCCACCAGTGCTAGGGGACATACCTGAGTAGTCTAATCCTCCTCCTCCTTGACCTGTTTGTTCTAAGTTAGGATCAGAAAAAAGACCACCACTTTGTGATGACATTTGTCCTAATGTTTTACCAAATTTAGACTGAAACTCTTCAGGACTAAAGTACGTATTAGCCGCATCTCCTGTAAGACCAAACGCAGAGGAGTCTTGCATATACTGATTTGTGTTTGGGTTGTAACTAAACGTAGGGAAAAGAGAACTACCATCAGAACCAACCTGTGCATTCTTTTGAGCCATTTGGTTCATAAAGTTTACATTGGCTTGATAAGGGTTCGGTTGTCCTAAGTTAGGATCAGAGTAAGTGTTTGAATTGTCCGAATAATAGGGCATATCATAATCAATACCGCCACCTGTTGGCTGATAAGGGACTGTACCGCTACCCCCTCCATAGTAAGCACCACCACCTGACTGTTCGCTAGTACCTATCGGTGGCACATCTTGTCCTGTTTGTCCTAAGTTATAATTCGGGTAATAATTGTTAAAGGCGTTAGTAAAATCCTCGTTGTAGTAAGTACCTAAAGCACTTATAGGAGCAAACGGATCATCTGACCCACCGCTTTGAAAAACATTATCAGGGTTCATTAAATCTGCAACGCTTACTCGCCCATTGTTCATCATTCCTGCTACACCGCCAGTCTGACTAAGCATTGTATTCGTTGCAGGATCGTAATCGCCATACACAGTAGTTCCTTGAGTAAAGCTAAAAGGATTACGGTCTTGTGGTACATTTGAATCACTACCTGAAGGAGAATTCCCCATGCCTGATGATGGCATTTGTCCTAATGTTTTAGCGTATTTTGTTTGAAAGGCTTCAGGACTGTAATAGGTATTAGCCGCATCCCCTGTTAGTCCAAATGCAGAAGAGTCCATCATATACTGGTTTGTGTTTGGGTTATAACTAAACGTAGGGAAAATGGAACCACCGTCAGAACCAACTTGTGCATTCTTCTGTGCCATTTGGTTCATAAAGTTTACGTTTTTTGTAAACATTGACATTAGTATGATCCTCCAGAAATAGTATCAGCAGTTATCGTGCCAGTGACATTTAAAGTAGTAGCTGTAACAGTTCCTGTAAACGTAGGACTAGCTGTGTTTGCTTTTGTTGCACTAGCTGTAGCAATGTTATTAAATTCAGAATCTATTTCTGTACCTTTAACAATTTTATTTGGGTCTCCTGAACTTAGAGAGTCCTTAGTTGCAAAGTTAGTTGTCTTTGTATAATTAGACATTAGATAAGTCTCCCTAGTAAAGCGTGTATGTCAATTTTTTGAATAGAAAAAGCAGAAGCATTTATCTCAGCTTCAATGCCAATAGTTACAACCTCTCCGTTACCACTTGTGTTTACCTTTGGAGTATTCACAACTACAGATGCTGTATATTCACCAGTTGTGTTATATTCCGAAACCCCATATTCAGCAAGGGAGGACGAACCAAAAATAAAAGTTTGTTTAGTGTAGCTTGAAGTATAGTCATAACCCCAGTTAAGAGTTGTAGGTGTATTCTGTCCACCTACAATAGTTAAGTTAAACTTCTTTAAAAACTTAAGGTTTGATGTATTGCCAAAATCCATTGCATTGCTGAAGTATCTAAGCTGATACTTAGTAACACCATCTAAGTAAGAAGCATACTTAACAATCCCTGAGTCTATGCCCATGTAAAGTTCACCTGTCTCTTGTACGGAAAAAGACAAAGGATATAAAGCAGACCAAGTAGTTGCTCTGTTAGAACCATCCTGTAAAGTAGTTCGCATATCAAAACAATAAACTATGTTACTGTTTGGAAAAGTAAGTAAGTAAAAAGAATCTTCAGGGGAATATACAGATTTAATAGCGTATGTCTGTAAAGGTATTAAAGCCAGTAAATCACTTCTTACATTCTTACTAATGTCTCTCATAGGTAGAGACTTTTCTTGTATTGTCCTACCAAAGCTACGTACACCTGAATCAGATAGGAATATAATGTCCGTACCTGTCTGCTGTACAGAGTCACGAGCAATACAACCAATGCCCTCTATGGTGTCTGTAAGGGTCATAGAAGCAGGGGAGGATGCCCCTGAGTATACAAGTATAGACTTCTTACCAAAGATGATTAGAAAGCCA